ACACCAAGCAGACCAGCAGCACCAATACCAATTTGAGCAAGCCTAATCTTGTCAGAAGTAGATAGTTCTTTTCCAGTAGTTACTTGTTTGGGTGTTACTGGTGTACTAGGCTGAATCAATGGAATAGTTGCAGCAGTAACAGCGTCTGTAATGCTAGATGGCTTCTGAGCAGTAATTGTTTGTTCAGCAACAGTTGGAGTAGTTACAGTAGTAGTTGGTACTGTAGCAACAATAGCATTAACAATATCTTGTGTCGTTATTGGTTTTTGAGCAATGATAGTTTGCTCTGGCACTACAGGAGTTGTTGGAACGCTTGCAATAATGCTGTTAATGACATCTTGAGTAGTAACAGGTTTTTGAGCCGTAATTACTTGCTCTGGTGTTACAACAGATGTTGTTGGAATGGTAGAAACAATAGAGTTAATAACATCCTCGGTTATTACTGGTTTCTCAGCCGTTATCACTTGTTCTGGAGTAACTACAGGAGGAGTAACAACAGGAGTTGTTGGCACTAAATTAGTAACAACATTAATAACATCTTGAATAGTTATTGGCTTTTCAGCAGTAACGCTAACCTCTGGAGTGGTTGTTACTGGTGTAGGTATGTTAGCAATAATGGTGCTAACAATGTCTTCATTTGTAACTGGTCTGCTATTTGTGATTACTTGCTCTGGGACAGTAGGCGCTGTAGGAATTACTGGTGTCGGAGTGCTAGGAATTACAGAAGTAATTGCATCAATAATCTGCTGATTTGTTACAGGCTTTTCTGCTGTTATTACTTGTTCTGGAGTAACAACTGGCTCAGTAGGAATTGTTACAGTAGGTGCTGTAGGAATAGTAGATGTAATGGCATTGATTACATCTTGTGTCGTTACTGGTTTTTGTGAAGTTACTACTTGCTCTTCAACAACAGGTGTTGTAACAGTTGGTGTAACAGCCGATGGTAAAGTTGCTGTAATAGCGTTAACTATTTCTTGCGTAGTAACAGGCTTATTACTTGTTACAACTTGCTCTGGTGTTGTAGATACTTGTGTGACATCTGTTGTAGTTGGTACAGTTGCAGCAATAGAGTTAATAACATCCGTTACTGTTTCTGGTCTATTAGATGTAATTGTTTGTTCTACAGTAGGAGTTGTTACTGGTGCAGTTACTTGAGTTGGTGCAGTTGTTGGAATTACTGAAGCAGCACCAAGCAAATTAGTCAATGTTGGTGCAGTTGTTGGTGCAACAACAGAGACAGTATCCAATAAACTTGGTACAGAACTAGGAATATTTGTAGCTGTAGGTGTTAGTACATTGGCAGCATCTTTTAAAGAGTCTGCAACAACACTAGGACTGAATCCACTATTGGTTAGTGCAGTTTCAATCTCCGTTAATGTAGCGCCAGCATCTGCCATTCCCATAGCAATGTCACTAGCATCACCTAAAAATGCACCACCTGCGCCACCAAGCAATGCACCTTTTAATGGATCACCACCTGCAAGTGCAGATGTAGTTCCACCAAGAATTGCATTTCCTAATGCACCTGCGGCTATTTGACTAGCACCAGCACCTAAAAGAGCATTTCCTAGCAAACCACCTGCGCCTGTTGCAGCTAATGCAAGCTGAATAATAGGCATAATATCAGCTGCGTCTGAACTTGAGCCTTTTGTTGTGTAGAAGATAGGGTTGCCTTGGGCATCAAACTGCGCACGAAAAGCAGTATTTCCTTTGCCCTCACCAGTACCTGAGAACAAGTCTTCACCGCCTTGGTTTTGCCATCTACCAGACCCTTGATTGATTGCTTCACCAGTCTCTTTGTTACCAAATGTTTGACCAGTAACACCAGCAAGTTGTCCATCTTTCTCAACAACTTTAGATGCGTCTATTGTTGTGTATATGGCGTTTCCATCCGAATCAAAACTTGTTGGCGTTGCTAGTTGATATGTTGGTTGTACTTGTGCAATCTCTTGAGGAGATAAGTCTCGTCTTATATAACCTTGGATGCCGCCTTCAGAATCATATTGAGGGATTTGCTCATAGAAAACGCCAGCACTAGGATTTTGTATTGTTTTACCATTAAGCGTGTAACTAGCAACCTCAACAGGCTCGTACTTATCAACCTTGCCAAACTGGTTAATGTTAGTAATATTAGCGTCAGCCAAAAGTTTAGCCATAGCCTTGGCATTAGCTTCAGCACCGCCATAACCCTCACCACTCCATTTAGAAGTTGTGTTCTGACCTAAGATTTGTTGAGTTAAAAACCGAGTAGCAACCTCACTCTCAGCTAATCCTGTAGCATCAGCCATCTGAGCAGTACTAACACCATACTTAGTCATTGCCTTGGCAATATCAGCATCACTCATGTTTGGATTGGCGCTTAAGAAATCAATAATTTCTTGCCTTGAAATTGCCATGATTAACCTCTGATTTCTACATTAGATGTAATGCCAGCACCAATTTTCATTGCTTTTAACTGCGCTTCAGCTTCAAACTCTTGTTGCTTCATAGCAAAGTAAGCCTGTTGCTTTTCACGCTCTAACTGCAACTTAGCTAACTCTTTCTCACGCATCATCTGCATCTCAGCAGCAGCTTTCTGTTGAGCCATCTGCATATCAATTTGCATCTGTTGTTGCTTCAACTGAATGTCAGCTTGTGCTTTTGCTTGATTAGCTTGAATCTCTGCTTGTGTCCTAGCCATCAATGCTTGAACTTCTGGAGGAGTTTGTTGCTCTTGTGGAGGAGGGTTACTCAAAGCCTGATCTTGCTCTGGCGTGATTGGCTTGTAGAACTCTGAGGAATCCTTAAAGCCAGCAATCTCAACCATGCGTCCCAAGGTAGAACGATACTGAGCAGGGGAGACGTAAGGATTGGCAGGGCCGTACTGAGCAATCAACTGCTCTTGCTTTGCCAAAACCATTGACAACATAGCCATCTGCTCTTGTCGGTTACCAGCACCCAAACCAACATTGATAGACACATCATATTGGTTAGCCCATGTGCGAGGGTCAAACTCTACGAATTCGCCACGCATACGCACCATACGAGCCTTGTCTTGGTACTTGCACAACAAATGCAAGATGCCTTGGAACAAAGACTTAACGCCTGTCTCAGCAAAGATACGAGCCATCAGTTCGATCTTACCTGCGCCAGCTTGTTGCATTGAGGCTACGGCTGCTGCTGTCACGTTTTGCAGAATAGCAGGGTCTAAGCCTTGTGAAGCATCAGATACGCCTGTACGCTTAGATTGGACTGTATCCAAGTACTGAAGCATTGGGAAAGCAGCTTGAGCCACATTCTGAACAACCAACTGTTGCACAGCACCTTGTGACTTGGCACGAATAACACCACCTGCTGTAGATGTAAGCAAGTCATCAATGTTTACTTGTCCTTCAACAGCAACCACTCGTGCATTGTTTGTCAGATACAAGTTATCCAACATCTGACGAGTGATAGTGGTCTTAATCAATTGCAGATCAGTAGTTCTGTCAGCAAGTGAGTTACCAAAGAACTTGTGTGGAATTGGGATAGGGCAGATTGAGTGGAAAGGAACATAGTCCACTTCCTCAATCATTTCCTTGCCACCTTCGTCTTGAAGAATCTCGTTTGAAGCGTAGAAAACCTGAGTAAGAGTGGCAATACCTTTGCCATTCATGTCAGTCTTTACATAGCACTCAAACACCTCAATCTCTTGCATTGAAGGGTCATCAGTCTGGACTTGGTAAGGCTGCTCACCTGCTGAGTAACGAGCAACACGCTCTGGTGTGTAGGCTAGAGCATCGTCCATCTGCAAGCCTTCAACTTGCTTCTTGTTGAAACCCATAGCAATCAGATCACTACGAGTCAACATCTGACGATGGGCAACAAATGGACTGTCAGCAATAGTGCGACCCTTCTTGCTAATCAAGAACTCCTCTGGAGGAACATTCTCAATCGTGACTTTGCCTGACTTCTTACGCTTTTGGACTACGACATTGTGCGTAGAACCCATCATTGGGATACCAGTTGGGTCAAAGACTGGCTGACCCATTGGGTCAAAGATTGGAAATTCTGTCGTATCTTGCTCGACAATCTCCATTGTCTCATCACTCATCAGCATAGCCAATTCGTCATCAGACAAGTCAAAGTAACGCTCTTTTGTCAGGTCTTCTTTGTCTTCCCAATAAGCCTTAACAATGCCGTTCTTCTGCATCAAGGCATCTTTAAACCAGTCATGCAGAATGGCTACGCCTTCGTTGTCCTTGGTAAAGACCCAATTGCAATAGTCTGTGGCTTGTTTAGCTGTGGCTTCGTCTTGTGGGCCTTGTGGCTCAAAGACTACGATATTGTCTGAGCCTGTAAAGATACGAACTAAGCTAGGAAGTGCGCCATCAATGGCTTCTGCTACTTCTCCAGTAACGATCTGAGACTTGCCTTCAACCTCATTGCCATAGGGCTGTCTGAGATACGCTTCCAGAGCCTGTTTGCGCTGGTCAACAGTCTCTGTTTCAATGTAGCCAATAGCATCATCAATCTCTGC